TACAAACAAAAAAGGTCCTTGGAGTTGAAGTGGGAACAGGAGCATCTGTCTAACGGTAGATATACTCTTGAGATGGTTAGAATTGACGATAAGGTCAAAAAAATCATCACAGATATTAAGCTTGAAGAAGCTAAAGTCGCCCACAGACAGAACATAATTGAAAGTTCTGCTCCTGAAGTTTCAGTAGCTACTTAGTAAAAAGCTACATCGTTGGAAAAATTCCACTCCGCACTGTAGGACTTCTTGCACTCTACTTAAAACTAGTATATAAAAAACTTACTATACAATTAATTAGAACATAGACGCGTATAGTCGACGGCCTAGAGACTATGTTCGTAAACTAGGAGGATATAATTATGGCAAATACTACATTTTCGGGACCGGTAAGAGCGGGAACGATTTCAAATACAACAGGTACAACACTTGGAACTAACATTGCTAATGTTGGACAAGTTGTAATGGCTCAATCAGTGAAAGTTGACATCATTGGAGCTTCACATCTTAATCAAGTATGTGCAGTAATTCCAGCAAACTCACAAATAGTTGATGTTATACTTAATGTAACAACTGTGAATAATGATGGTGGTGCAGCAACTGTTTCAGTAGGAACAGTAGCAGATGCAGATGCATTCATAGCTACGCAGAGCGTTAAAGCTTTAGCAACTACTCACGGTACTTTAGATACAGAAGCAACTAATGTTGGTACAACTGACATACAAGTTCTTGCTGATTTTACAGGTGCTAATGGAGATGGTACAACTGGTGCAGCTACAGTTACTGTTATGTATTTACAAAATAATTCTGTTCAAGACGCAGCAGATTTATAATAAATAATTAATGTGGGGCTTCGGCCCCACATGAATATTTAAGGAGAAAAATATGAAATCAGATATTAAAGCAGTAAGAGTTACCGCAACAGGTTCTGTATTTAGTGGAAGAACAAGACTAAGAGGAATTATTTTAGAAAATGATCATGCTACTGATACACAATCTATAACTTTACAAGATGGTAGTTCAGTAACACAATTTTTAACAAGTTGTCCAGCAGGTGATGTTTTTTCTTTTAACATGCCTGAAGATGGAATTTTATTTGCAGGTGGAATGACAGTATCTGCAATTGGTGCAAATGTTGAAGCTACTTTATTAATAGATAAGTAAGGATATAAAATGGATTCAGATCAGAAGACAATAAATATGACAACAGTAGGATCAAATACTCTTGCAAGAGCAGGAAGAGCTAGAATTACTTCTATTCAAGGATTAGGTATAGCATCATCTACAATTATTTTTTATGATTCAGCAGATGCTTCATCACCAGGAACAGCAATAGCTACTTATAAATATGGCACTGAAGGATTAGAAGTTTATGTTCCTGGTTCAGGTATTAAATTTGAAAATGGTATTGTTTATAATTTAGCAGGAGCAGGTGGAAGTATTACAGTAACTATAACAGGAGCTTAATGGCAACTTCAGGAACTACAGTATTTGAAAAAAATTTTGCTATTGATGATATAATCACTGAAGCATACGAACGTTTAGGTAGATTTGATTATTCAGGTAATGATATAAAATCTGCAAGACGTTCTTTAAATATTATGTTTCAAGAATGGGCAAACAGAGGTTTGCATTTTTGGGAAGTCGGTAATAATGATATCACATTAGTTAATGGCCAATCTGTTTATACAATGTTTAGATCAACGTCTGATGGAACTTCAGATGCAACAGCAGTATATGGTGTTGATGATGTATTAGAAGCAGTTTATAGAAATAGTGACGCAACAGATTTTCCATTAACAAAAATAAATAGATCTGCATATCAAGGTCTTTCTAACAAAACAAATACAGGAACTCCTACACAATATTTTGTACAAAGATTTATAGATAAAGTAACTATTACTTTGTATTTAACTCCAGGTGCTTCTGAAGCTGGAAATAAACTTAATTTTTATTTTGTAAAAAGAATTCAAGATGCAGGAGCTTACACTAATGAAGCTGACGTACCTTATAGATTTATACCATGTATGTGTGCAGGTTTAGCTTATTATCTTTCTCAAAAAATAAAACCAGAACTTACACAACAAATGAAATTATTATATGAAGATGAATTAAAAAGAGCATTAGAAGAAGATGGTTCATCTTCAAGTTCTTTTATAACCCCAAAAAATTATTATCCAAATGTCTAATTTATCTAGAGGA